TGCCAGGCCCTTGAAGGTCAATTACCCCTTCTTTGAATCCAGGGAATTGTTGAGATTGAATGGCGGCTACTTGAGCGGCTGTCGTTGCGGCAATAAGACCAATCTGCCACCATTGGCTTTTTCCTATCGCCTTCATTATCCCCGATGCCCCATCAATCAATGCCGTTACCGTGGCAACCTGTTTCTCGTGTTCAAAGCGTTTCCTCGCAAGTTCAGCAGACTTTCTTTCATACTCCTGCTCAGTTATCAGCTTTTGGTCAAGCTGCTTTTTAAGCGAAATTGCATCGTTCTCGTAGGCCGTTGTTTGAATCTTGGCAAGATTTCCGTATAACCCCCCAACTCCAGCGATAACCTCTGCCACTTGATCAAAAGAAATTGAGGCAACAGCCTTTTTCCCCGCGCCTTCTACCTCATTAAGAGCTTTTTTTAGCTGTCCAAGAAGCTCAAGGTCTTGCGTCTTAGACATCGCCTCCTTAATGTCCCTCGCCATCTTCTCAAACATCTGTTTTGTCTTTGCGATTCTTTTGTTGAATGTATCGCCTTCGTTTCTTTCAATCAGGTCGTTGGCTCTTTGGAGAATATCAACGATTTTGTCTTGCGTTTTTTGAGTGTCTTTTTCTTCATTTGTATTTAAGTCGGAAATTTCGTTCTTGAGCTTTTCATTAATTAATTTTATCTTCTCGGCCTTTAATGCCTCGGAATCTTGAGAAATCCTTATCTTAAATACCTCAAGAGCCGCAACCTCAGTTGCCAATATCTGCTCGGCATTAAGCCTTTCTTGTGTGCCTTTCTTTGTGGCCTCAACTATCTTTTGAGCAGTTACAACGGCAAGCTCAAGCTCGTCTTGCCTAATTCTATGAAGCTCTTTGTCAAGTTCCTTCATCGGTTCAAGGCTTACCTCTGGCTCTATAATGATTTCGGGGGCGTTGGGGTCAAAGGAAGAAATAAGCCTATCAAGTTCTTCCAGCTTCTTTTTGTTTTTTTCAAGACTTAAAGCCAAATCAAACGGACTGTCTTTCTTTTCAAGCCTTAGCACCGCATTCTCAGCTTCAATAACCCTCTTTGATTGTTCAACATAGGCAACGGTATTCTCTTTTATCATTAGCAATTTGGTTTGCTCCAAGGCAAGAAGTTCTTTGGCATTTTTAATTGCCTGTTTATTCGCCTCGTCTGCCCCACCGCCCGCAGGACCGCCCTGAGCGTCTGCGACCCTTCTTGTTTTTATCAGGTCAAGAAGAGCTTTGTCTTGATTTTGCGTGGCCTTGGTTGTTGTAAGAATTGCCTTTAATCGTTCTCTTTCTTTTTGTATTTGCTTGGTGACTTCTTGACTCATATTTGCACCGCCACCCAATTTTTTATGTATTTCAGCTCGCACATATCTTTCTCCTGCATCCGCAAGCATATTAAACTCCTCCCTTGTCATCTTCATAGACTTACCAAAGGTTTCGTACAGCCCTTTTAATACCCTTGATTCCATTGATAGCTCTTGAATGTCTTTGTCTGCAAGGGTTATGCTCATTTGCAAAGAAGTTTCAAGTCTTGATTGCTCAATCTCTCCGAGTTTTTTGTAAGCCCCGTATTGCTTTTCTGCGTTTTTGAGCAGTATAGCTTCGTTTTTGGTTTGTTCTTCAACTCTCTTTTTAGCCTTCTCTGCCGATTCCTCTAAGACCCTTTGGCCTGAAAGGTAATACTTTGCAAGAAAGCTACCCTGAGACGCAAGTTCTTTTTGCCTCTCTATCTCAAATTTGTTAAACCTTGTTCCTGCCCTCATAAGGCCATCAACCCTCTCGCTGAACGATAGTTCCTCGTTGGTCATTACGTTGTTTACGTCCTCCAAAAACAAAGCCAAGCCGCTAAAGGTGTTTTTTAGGAAGTCAAGATTTGAAAGGTTCATCTTAAAAGCAATAAACTGATTGCTTATCCTTGTCAATATCGCGTCCAAAGAGTTCTTCTTGCCTGAAAGCGCAGGGGCAAACTCCTCCTCAAGGACTCTTGCAAATTCAGGGAGTATTTCAGCAGAAATAATCTTTCCCTCCTCAAGCATCTTGGTGAACTGCCGGTTGGTCAGCTCTTGCCCTGGATGCAATCGGTTGTAGGCTCTCGTCATCAAGTCGGATGCGCCTGGCAACGCCTCGCCCAACTGCCTTCTTAATTCCTCGGCAGCGACCACGCCCTTGGAGAGCATTTGTTGCAGGGCGTAGAAGGCCCTTTGGGTTTGCAAGGAGTTCGCCCCTGCCGCTCTAAGGGATGTCGCTACTTTGGAGAAGATGTCCTCGGCTGTTGCGCTTGAAAAGCCTGCCATTTTTGCGGCAATGGCAAATCCGCTAAAACCGTTTGTCAGCTCTTCAATCCCGATGCCAAGGTCGTTGGCCGTTCTTTGAAGTCTTGAAAAAATTGCCTCACCACCTGTTGTCGTGCCTGCCACAAAGTTGATTCGGTTTTGAAGAATCTCAAATTTTCTTTCAACATTTACAAGCTCTTTCCCAAAATTTACCATTGAATCAATCGCAAAGAAGGCAACCATCCTTGCGGTAAGCATTTGGAACGCCCTTGTCAGTAAATCCGATGAAGCCTTAAACCCACCGCTTGCACGAGACGCATTGTTTACTGCTGAACTGTAACTGTTGTAGCTGTTTGTTGCCGTATTTACAACGGACGTATTGTTTTGGGTCGCTTTTGTAGAACTGCTTATGGAAAGCGTGTTTTCTTGTATGTTTTTGGTATTTGTGCGTATGCTTATGCTATTGTCCGTAATGTTTTTTGTGGTAATTGCGATTTTTGACCCAAAGTCTTTTTTGGCCGCAGTCATATCGGAAATAGCCCTTGACGCACCTGCCGCAGCTATTTTAAGTTGATTGTTTTTTTCAATCAGTTCATCAAGTTTCCTCTTGAGGTCGTCTATGTTTGCATCATAGACTATGGATATTCTATCAGACATCTTTGTTTTGTTTAGCTTTGCGTTGCCTTTCCTCTTGGAAGTGCTTGAGCAAAGTTAAGACATCCTCAACGGATGTTTTCATATACTCCTTGTACAGGAATATATCACCATCAGCAAGATAGATAAAGAACTCTCGCCAATTTAGGTCGCTGAAGTAGAGTTCCGAGCCGATAGCTCGGATTTCAGGAGTTCCTGTGTCGCTTCCAGCCGGGAGGAGGCCATCTCCCAGAAGATTATCCAATCTTCTTCTAAATACTCCATATTGGGAAAGTATTGACTCAGCCCGGCTAAAACGAAAAAATCATACAACGCCTTCCCCTTGTACGCATTGCGGAAAGCCTCCACCTTCTTCTGCTCAAACTCGGCATTCCACTCGCCTGGGTTTTGGTCCTCACGAATCAAGACTGCCCCTGCAAGTTCCATCATAATGTCAGGGTGTATCAGCATTTCCTTCCTTTTTCTCATTTCTCCCACCAAAAAGCCAATTTGCGCCAGGTTTTTAACGGCTGCCCCCGAAACGGAGGTGTTCAAGGCATTCTCCATATTCTCCAAGAACACGTCCAACTCCTCACGGCTTACCATTCTTTGAAGTTGAATCACGAGGTCTTGGATTCTGCCCATCCGCTCAATGGGGATGTCAAAGATGTTGGAGTAGATGTAATACTTATGCCCCTCGCAGACCAAGGCGAATTTCAAGCCTTTCATCATATCGGGCTTGTAGGTTTCGTCCCATACCATTTGGGTTAGCTCTTTTTGGAAGAGTTTGTAAACAATTTTGTGTATCACGAGATTTTAATAAAGATGAAGTTGAGTGCAACGCCCATCATCATTACGACACCCATTTCAAGGGGGTGGAAGCCGAAGATTGGGGCGGTCAGCAGGTAGAAGATGCCTCCCCAAAAGGATGCCATACACCCCACGCAACCGTAAATCGGCTTGTGGAGCATTGGATATTTGTCGGGGGGTAGAAGGTGTCTCAATCGCTTTTGCAGGCCGTTTAGCAGTTGCTCTTCTTCCATAGAAATGGAGAGCGACACGACCATTAGGCTCACAATCAAGGCACGGTAGAAGGTTTCAATAGTGTACATTATGTTAATCGTTGAAATTCAAAAGAAAAACAGGTATGTTCGCCTTCGTGCAGGGCGTTGGTCATTTTTTGGGGGTCGCTTAGGTCGCAAGCGTTTAGGTCATAGATACGCACTTCGTAAGTACGGCCTGTGGTATAGATTTCCTCGTCTGGCGTGAGGTCAATAAGGTTTTGGTTGGTGTTTTCGTAGGTCGTGTGCGATCCAAGCGCCACGTCTGTAATTACAACCTTGTATTTGTTGTGAATGACAGGTTCAGCAAGAGAAATACTTGCACAACAGATGTCAAAAGGGCCTATGCTTAGGCAGTCGGTGCATTCAAGGCAGCTCATAGTTGGCTCATTTCAGGGATGAAGTTAGGCCCGAACTTGTTGTACCCGCTCCGTTTGAGGTGCTTAATGTACCATTCGCTCAGGAAGCTGTTGCAAAGATACCGAAAGCAGTCGGCAAAGTCGGACTGTTGGCTGATAATAAAACGGTTTCTTTTAATAATCGTTCCTGCGGCATCGCAGGCCACCATTTTCATATCCCTCGCCATCCCAGGGCAGGTCTTGGGATTAATCTTAATGTCAGGGTGGAATTGCAAAAGGTAATTGCATTGCGCTCTACTGTTCTCGTGCTTTGGGTTGGGAACAATACGGATTTGCTTTTGGCTCAGTCCCAAGCCCCGCGCAAGTTGCTCGTAGTAGTTTGCGTTGTCCCTTTGCGATAAATCGCCACGCTTGCCCATTGCATCCCCCGTAATCAGGCAGGAGAACAAAAAAGGAGCGTACTTGGCTTTTATCGTATCCACCATTTTAGGGATGGAGCCGTCCACCACGTTGAACTCGTCCACGATATGAACGTGGTCTCCTTGGTCATCGGACCACATTTGGGCAACGATTCCGCAGAATGGCTGCAAGTTGAAGTCCAAAGAGATGTAGATGGGGAGGTTGGTGCGGAAGGTGGGTTGGAAGGATTCGTGTCGTTTGGAGTCATAGGATACAAAGAAAGGGTTTTCTGGCTTTTCCTGCACCTCCCAATCGCCTTCCACGAATCTTTTGTACTCGTATTCAGGCATATTGTCTCGCAGGGATTTGAGGTAATCTTCAGGGATGTGGGGGTTGTCGGTAATCTTGGAGGGGATGTACGCCCAGGTGGGGGGAAGGTTTGATTCTTTCCATTTGTCATAAACCAATTCCTTCACCCAATTATTGCTCGGATTGCAAGTACCCATCACCACAATCGGTGGTCTGCCTTCGGCATTGAGCCACGAACCGGCACGTTCAAGAACCTTATAGAGCAACCCCTCTTGGCACTCGTTAATCTCGTCAATCCCTGCACCGTTGATTTCAAGACCTTTGAACCTATCAAAGTCTTTGTCGGTATCGTAGTTCTCGCCCATAAAGAGCAGTTCGGATCCGTTCTTAAAAGTCACAATCTGCGCTTGCTTGTCCCACCCCGAAACGTGCGTTCCAAGACCTTGATTCATCAGGGAGGTAAAGGTCACCAAGGTTGTTCGTTGGAGCGTGGGCATACTCTGCCTGATAATCACCCACCGAGATCGCGGGTATTTAGAACAAAGCGAAATGAAGGTCAGCAAGAGGCAATAAGTCTTTCCTCCCCTGATTGCTCCGCCAAACAAGATAAACTGCTTCTCGCCTGAGATAGCAAGTTTATACGCCTGCGTCTGCCTCGCTGTTAGCTTCATCCGTTGTCGGTTCGCTTAATTCAAGTACAAACGGCCCTGTGTCGGGCGCAGTCTGTTGCTGACCTGGTTTGCCGTACAAGTAAGCCAAAGTCAATTCCATCGCTCTCATATTGCCCCTAATCGCCTCAGTCACCAACCTCGCAATCAAAGCATCCATCCTGCGAACACCGCCAATGCTCCTGTCCAAGTCGGCATCCAAAAGCTCTCTGATGTCTTTTCTCGTTACATTCT